GAAGCAGTATCTGCATAGCTGCTTGTAGTTGGCGCATTAACTCTAATGTAAGTTAAATTAACAGTTCTAATTTCTAATAAAGTGCCCTGACTATCACTTGAACCGCATCCCATTTCTACTTGTACTAAATTTACATTTGTACGAGAATAATAAGAACTATGAAAATTATTGATACCACTTGAATTAACTGATGGTGCAAAATTAGTATTTGCAAAAGCATTAACTCCATTTGGTAAAGCACCCGTTGAACTATGAGTCCACCCTCCCGAAAATGTTATTTGAAACGCTGCTGTATTTTTAAGATTATAAGAATGAGCAGAAGCAGTGCCACCAATAATTGGATAAATAGCTTTCATCTTAGTCCATATACTAGCTGCTTTTAAATCTAAAACTAACTGATTAATAGCAGTTGCATTTGTTCCACTTATACCAGTTGCAGTTATAAACGCTTGCGCATCGGGGTCAGTTCCAACTCCATATATGTACGGATTTATTATCATGCCCTAACTCCTTTTAATAATATCTTTAAACCTTTAGCAGTACCATCTCCTATTTGGTCAATATCTATAGTTATTAAAGCATCATCTGCCAAAGCACTATCTGATATTACAGGGTCTGTTGTAGCAGTTGTGCTAGTTAATTCAGTATTATCTATTGTTAATTTAGTAGAAAGTATTGTTGCTCCCGCTTCATTAATATCTACTGTAAATATAGTACCACTTGCTTGAGCAGTTACCAAAGAAGCTCTAACTGCTGATACAGTCATAGCAAAAGGCATTCTAAAGCTAACCTTAGCTGTACCTGTTGTTAAAGCAGTAGATTCATCACTTGCGGCTAATTGAATTTCACACGGAGAACCTACTAAGTTAGTAGCAGCTCCACTCCCTCCTCCATTTTGAGAAAATAATTTTTTTGCATTTTTAAAAGCTGTAATCATTTTTCGTTATTTATAGTATTGTATGTGTAATGTATGGGAGCCGCTAACCGCGATAACCCTAAAGTTTGCTACGTTATCTCCTGTTGGAATATCAAAAAAATCTAAATTAGATAATCCCATTCCATCTGTAGTAGTAGGAGGTGTAGTAGAATTTAACATTAAATACCTCATGATTATACCGCTAGTAGTAGCTGATTCAACTCTAATCTCTGCATATAAAGCACCTGTAGGTACAGTTAAAGCTTGAGCAGACGCTCCTGTTACTGTTAATTTTTGGTATCCAAAAGCCATTAAATTTGGTGAATATCTTATGGCTCTTACTATTTCTGTTGTTGATTGATTTTCCATTATTTAATTTTTTTTTGTGATATAAAAGTAAATAAAAAAAGGTTACTTTTTACAGTAACCTTTTAATTTTAGTTAAGAATTAAATCTTAGTAGTTATACAAAGTATCAGTAGCAACCGCTTCAAATTCAACCTCGTTAATAACCGCAGCAGCAGTGTTTAAGTTAGTGTATTGGAAGAATGGAATTAATACAGTTCCAGCAGCAAATACTAACGGAGTAGTACCCGCAGAGTAAACTGGGTATTTAACATCATTCATCCAAATTCCAACAGCGCCATTAGCAGCAACTTCAATAACAGCAGTATTAACAGCGCTATTTACTAAGTTAGTAGCAGAAGTAGTAGTTACAGTAGCAGCTCCACCTAAAATACCATAAGTTGCAACAGCAGTTCCGGCAGCACCAGTTCCAACAGCAGCTAAGTTATTGTAGTCATTAAAGTCAGCAGTAAATGCTTCTTTAACACGGAAACCAACCATATAAACTGCGTTAGCTACAGTAGTTGCAGAAAACTTGTTTACTAAAGTCATAGCAGTTTTACCTACTACGAATTGTTGAGGGCAAGCAGCAACAACTTCAGGGCAGTAATGAGCGCCTTCAGTAGCAGTAGCAGTATCTTGTTCAATTAATAAACCGTTAGCGCCTTGAGTTGGAGCAACGATAGTTTGAGTTCCAATGTTATAATGATTTAATAAACCATAAGGAGTAATAAATTTATTTTTAACACCTGCCGTAGTAATAGGAACAGCACCTAAAGGACCTTGAATTAAGAAATTCTTATCAAAGAACTCTAAAGTAGCATTAGGGTCTTGACCATAAACTATTCCGATTAAACGGTGGATTTCTTTTTCAAAAGCTAAGTAACCAGCTAAGTTAACAACAGAAGCACCTGCTCCGTTATCAACCCAAATAATACGTTGTTTAACTGATAAACCTGTAGTTCCTGTGATACCTGCAATTGTATCGTTATCTAAATAAGTAATAGAAAAAGCATTGTATTTTTGACCTGCAACAGCAGCAGCGCCCGTGATAGTCTTAGGAGCATCAACAGTACCAGAGATAACATTTCCTGTCATGAAATCCATGATTGGAGCATTGTTAGCTAAATCTAAACCTACACCTACTGAATAAACAGCAGCAGTTGTTACTACGAAATCAGTTGAAACAAAACCTGTACCATCAGCGTTAGACGCTAATACAACTCTTGTTGCACCTTGACGAATATTCATACCTTGGTGTGGGTATGGGTAATAACCAGCAGCATCAGTAATTGTGAAACCAGCACCTCCTGTTAAAGAAGCAGCAGTTACAAAATTGTAAGTTGAAGCAGCATTGATTTTAGCAACTAAAGCAGCCGTGATAGCTTCACGCTGTAAAGCAGCAGTTGCACCTAAAGTTGTGATTACAGGAGGAGTTGTGTAAGAATACTTCTTAAACGGCTCTGTGTAACCTTGACTTCTACGATTAGAATCTCCGATTAATACTGTGTAAGCTGTAGAAGCTGTTGGAGTATAAAGAGACCCACCTACCGTGATTACTTGAACAATTTCCGCGCGGTAGTTAATTTGCGAAAAGTTGATGATTCTGTTTGTCGGGATAGCAGACAATCCTGGGATTGTTACGTTACCACCACTGTATTGCACATCAGACGCTGCTGACGTATTAAACAATACTGACCTGTTTACATTCTGTGACATGGTTTTTTATTTTTTAATTGGTTTATAATGTTCAAATTTAAGTATTATTTTAATACAAATTAATTTTTAGATTCTTTTTCTGCAAACGCACTTGATTGGAAATCTTCAACTACACCTGCTAATATAGAAGCAGCTCTTTTAGCAATATCAGGATGTGTTTTAGCAGGTAATTCAATAGTTACCAATAAGCTAGTTAATATCACTTGACCACTTGTTAAAGTAGTTAATACACCATTTGTAGAGAATACTGTACCTGATGGATAAACAATTCCATTATATACAGAATCTTCAAAAGCAGTATAAGAAGTATTAATAGTTAATACACCTACTCCGGCATCTATTAGGTTAAGCTCATTGCCCATATTAAACTCAACGGGTTGTTTAACGTAATCTAAAGAAGATGATGTTGCCGTTCCTGTAACTCCTCTATATATTTTTAATCCCGTAGAATCTTCTAAGAAATAAACTTTATTATTTGTAGGCTTTCTAAAGCTACACTCCAACATTGGACCTCTTTCGTTATAAGTAGTCTCTCTACCATAAGTAGTATTTCCATTAATAGTTACGCTCAATGCGGCAAAAGCTCTATAATCAGCAGGAAAGTTTATGTGATTAACTAATACGTCTGTATTATACAAACCAACTACAGTGGGAACAAATGTATTGCTTTTCATTAATGTATAAAGCTCATCTCTAAACACTTGAAATCTATCTATTCCACTTAATTTATTTTGATTAGCGGTATCTGTAATATCATCAATATGCATTTTAATAGCATCATTTACAGCCTTATTAATTTCTTGAAAATAATACCTAGCTCCTTTACTTCTATCTATGTAAAGTTGTACTGAATTATATACTTCTATCGCGTTCATTGTTAAATAATTTTGATATAAAGATAAATTAAAAAAGCCTTACAATTTCTCATAAGGCTCTTTTTTTTATATAGTATAAACTATTTACCTTCAGCTTCGGCTATCTTAGCTAGTAAGGTTTCTTTTTTAACTGACGGCAAGTGCGCGCCAGGTATTTTTAGAGCTTTTGCTTTCTCTCTTAATTCTGCCATCTCAGATTCATTATCTTTAGTTTTTTCAGGTAAATTAAAAGGAGAAACAAATTCTACTTCTTTTTCTATTTTATTCTCTTTTAATAAAGCTTCTGCTTCCATTAATCTTTTTCTTAATTCAGCAACTTCATCATAAGAATCAACTTCATTATTTTCTTCGTAACGAATCCTCATAGCTTCTCTTGAATCATTTTCTAAAGAATTACACCTAGAGTCAATAGAAGTAGCTAAGTTATTATTGTCCACTAAATACTTAATAGCCATCTCTTTAGTGTGGCCCATTTGTAATCCATTATACTTATAAGTTGATTCTGCAAGGTTGTAATCCAATACACCTAAAGCTAACGCTCTATTAAATATAGAAATATATTGTCTTTGTGGATTTTCGTACATTTCAATAAATGATTTTGGATTTTCTTCCATCTTGCGATAAACTTCATCCGTAAGCATAGATATGTTTCTATTAGCTTCTACATTAACACCTAAGTTAATAGCCATTTCTTGTAAAGAAGAACCCTGTAGTTTAGAAATAATAACTTCTGCTTTTTGACGGATTGTTCTTCTGCTAATATTCTCAGCAGCTTTCTTTTCCTTGTCTATTACTTTGTAGTAAGCTTTACCGTAAAGATTAGGACTTCCTTCCATACAAGTACTATTTTTTAAAATAGCCCATGCAATAGCTTGGTCAGGAACAGATAAATCGAATATGTTTCTATCTTCTAATGTAAAAGATTTACACATTAACTCTTTTGTGTCCGGGTTAATACTAATTGGCAATCCCCAATAAAGACCAGTGTTTCTGTCTTTAGTTTTGCGGATGATTTTTTGATTTAGATGCTTGTTAGTTACCTTTAAAGCTTCTACTTCAATAATGCCTTCCATTTGGCAATACTTAGGGTTTTCAAGATTTACAAATTTATGGGCGAATCCATTTCCGTCCAAAATCTCTTTGTAATCTACATCTTTTTTTAGGCCTCTCGCCGTAGACTGTCTCAAGTCAAGATTAAATACATTCATTTTGTTTTATTTTTAAATTGTTTAGGCAAATGTAATAAAATATTTTGATATAAAAATATGACAATATTGTAATAAAAAAAACCCTGTATTTCTACAAGGGTTCTTAATTGTATATCTATTCTTAGATTAGAAAGATTTACGGATGATACACCATCTACGAGTATTGTAGATAACAATCATATCTTCACGCAACATAGACATTTTCCAAGCATCTTCCTCAGAGATAGCTTCTCCAGCCATGCCTGTTAAACCGTTGATAGTAGCAACTACGTTAGAACGATTAACACCGTAAGCACCTTTAGCGATGATTTCGATATTTGAATCGTTGATAGCTCCTAAATCACCACCGATATAAGTAGATGACATGATAGATTTTCCATCAGAACCTTTAGTAGGGAAACGTAAATCATCATCAAATAAAGGATGTTGTACGAAACAAACTGAACTTCCTGCGAAGTGCATTTTCATAATTTCGTAACCTACTTCGATAGAAGCTCCACCTTTAACATCTTGACGTAAAGTTGCATTTTGAGATGCGATGAAACGAGCCATCTTACGTTGAGCGTTATAGTAACCATCTAATCCTGTCATGAATACTAAGTTTACACCTACAGTATCATTACTAGATTTAGTTAAGATATTCATTGCATCAATGAAATCATCTTCAGTAGCTTCACCATTAGTACCAGAACCGAAAATTTCGTTACCACCACCAATTTGTTCTTCGATACCATCACCAATAGTAATAGGTAATGCAGTTTCTTCATCAATTACGTTAGAAACAGTTGCACGAGAGCCATCAGCATTCTTCATAGAAGATACACCAAAGATTTTAGCAAATTCGTTTTCAACAGCCCATTGAGCTTCAGCTTGACGAACTTTCTCAAATTTCCATCCTTTAACAGGACCATTTGAGCTCATGTATTCATACCATAAGATGTCTGTAGCAGCACCACCAGAGATAGATACAGTCTTACGTTGAGTAGTCATGTCTACAATGAAAGTGTCAGGGAATTGGTCACGACCATATCCTTTTAAAGATTTCTCAGAGTAAGCAGTAGTTGAAGGGAAACAAGTATAAGTACCACCTGTTTGAGAAGCAACTACAGTAGCAAAAGAGAATACTGATTTTTGTTGATTTTGGAAAGATACTAACCAACCAGCAGCTACACGAGTAGGAGTAGACATAACTACAGCTTGGTAACGACCTGCGTTAGCAAACAATACTACTTGTCCTTTGTAGATATAACATCCACGTCCGCCTTCGTCAGCGATAATTAATTGGAAAGAACCATCAGAACCGCTAGAACCTACTTGAGATAAGATAGTAGCAGCTTTTTGGATACGACCCATTACGTTGAAACGGTAAGAAGAATCACCAATTAATTGGCTGTCTTTTATTTTACCAAATTTAGTTTCAGCTTTAACGTCGATACCATAAGGTCCTACAGCTCCTGAAGTTAATAATGTTGTTAATTGACGTCTGTCAACTCGCTCTAATACTTTGCGTATTTCGGGCATTTTTTGCATGTTTCTTACTAAGTCGAACTCGGTTGTACAGTCTGCTGACCATGAACCTTTCACGATTTGAGTTTGTCCTGGATTTAATGACATAATTTATTTTTTTTTAAGGTTAATTTATATTTTTTTTAACCATTAAGATAAGTGTCTCCTTTCAATCTTTCAAAATTGCCTTCTGTGTTTGTTGTTATTGATTTACCTGCTCCTCCAGTTGTTAATGGCGGTGTGTTATGCAGTTTTTTAGTTATTTCAAGTCTCCCCTTAGCATAGCTTTTAGCTTCTAAGTTTTTTTGAGCCTTTTGACCTAACTCCATATATGCGATAAACTCTGCTTTTTTAATTGGGTCATTGAACATTTGGTCGTACTTTCCATTGTTCATTCTTTCCGTTAATCCTTGCTTAACCTCGCTCGTTAAAGGAGAACCCATGAACTCTGACATATTATTCAAAGCTTTTGATACAGATTCTAAATTTTGAACGCGCTCTTGCATGGCGTATTTTTCAGCGTTTACTTTATAATTATTTACTATGTCTTGTCTGCGATGTTGTTCTTCTCTTTGAATACTATCTAGCTCGACAATTATTTTTTTATGCTCGTGTTCTAATCTTCCGTCCACCGCAGTCAATATTTCCATTTCTGAATCTATCATATCGGGAGTCCAATCAGTATGAGTTAACTCTAAATTCTTTCTTACTAAGTCTAATGCCGGCATAGCCTTAAATTCATTTATCTTAGTAAAAGGAGCTACAATCTCATCAAATGTTAATCCCGCTTCTGCTAATTGAAAAACCATCTTTACATTAGGGTCCTCAAATTTAGATATTAACTTCTCAGTAGTTAAAGACTCAACCTCTCTTAGCTTTTCTTCATAAGGAGCTGTTATAGCTTCCTTGTAAGCATCTAAAGAATCTTCTTTTAACTCTAATCCATCTAACTTAGCAATATAAGCCCAACTACCTTCTTCAGGCTCATTAGAATTATTATCTTCTAGTGATAAAGGTTCTAAGTCTAAAGTTTCAGTTTCAGTCGTAGTTTCTTCTTTAGCTTCAGCAGGCTTTGCAACTTCTTCTACTTTAGTTTCAGGTTCTAGTCCTAAGTCTTTAACCTCATCTTTAGAGGCTTCTTCTTTAACTGTTTCTGTAGGTTTACTTTCTTCTGTTGCTTCGTTGTAGTTTGAATTTAAAAACGTATCATCCGATAGCAACTCGAAGTTTGTACGAACTGGCGCAGACGATTCCTCTCGAACCGTATCATTTTGCACCGATGTTGTTTCTTCTGTCATGGTTTATAATTTTAATTACACAAATATAGAATTATTATTCTAACATTTGATTTTGATTATTAAGATTTTCTGTTTGTGATTGAAAATTCATTTTAGTAACATCATTTCCTGCCTTTGCAGCATTTACTTTAATATCAACTTCTCCTTGCGCAATAATCTCCTCTATTCTAGCAGCTTGTCTATCTTCTCTATCCGCATTAGATATTTCTAATTGCTGTTGTAGTTGAGCTTGTTGCATTTGAATTTGTTGCTCTTGCATTTGCATTTGAGACTGTTGTTGCATTTGCTGAGATTGAGATTGCATTTCTTTAACCTTATTCCAACCTTCTTTTAATATTTGTTTTTGCTCTACGGCAGTTTCAGACCAAGCAAATGATAAAGCATCTTCAGGACGTATCTCTTTTGCATTTAAAGAGTTAGCCATTAAGCTTTCCATATAACGCTTAACCTCTGCATACTTACCTGAATCTTGTAAATGAACACCATAATCTTTAAATCCTAATTCTTGCGTTACTCGCATAAACTTCCATTTATCTATACCTAATATTTGCTCTCCTTCTTCTACTTTGTAGAAAGCCCAAGTAACTTTAGTAGACTCTATAATTCTCATTAAAGTCTTATCTATAAAAGAATAAACTCCGTAAAAGAATGGTTCTGTAATAGTTCTTGATGCCTGTATAGCAGAGTTAGTATTAGTAGCTGTAGCAGATGCAGCGATTTGACCTTCTCTATTCTCAGAGATACCAGTCATTCTATCCATCATTTGTAAGATAACATCTTTGAATTGAATTAACGCTCCAAATGAATTACTTAATCCTAAATCTTCTACTTGTAATATATTATTTAAAGATACATCTCTACCATGAAAGTTACCACTAGCAGATGTGTCATAAGTTACAAACCCATCATTAACCATATCGTATTGTATAGCTTTAACGGATGATTTTGCGGGTAAGCCGGCTAAGTTAAATCCTAACACTTTACCTTTGAACTTATTAATATCTTTTAAGATTTGGTACATAACAATATCAAATATGTTACTCCAGTTTTCCATTTGTTGAAACATAGAAATTCTACGTCCATCTACCGTGTTGAATAAATATCCAACGTAAGAGCTACTTAATATGTAAGCAGGGTTATCTACCTTTCTCATTTGGAATTGAACTCGTCTGCAATTAACATCTAATTCTTTTAATCCACCGATACGAGTTGCTTCCCATAAATCTTCTCTATACTTAGCAATAACTTCTACATCATTTTTTTTATCCCAATGTTCTTTATTCATTTCATACTTATCCGTATCTAAAGCGATATAAATATATTCTTCTGTTGGGTCTAATGCTAATTGAGTTGCCGTCTTTTTAATCTTTTGGTAGTATTCAGGTATAACAGAAATCCATTCAAGATGAATAACCTCTGCTATTAATCCTGTTCCACTTGGGCCATCTTTAATACTATCTGAGTAATATGTTGTTGGGTTTTTACCAATAGACTCAATAGTTTCAATTTGCTTTCTATCTAATTGGTAACGTCTTAATATCTCGTGTAAAGGCAACCATTGACGACATCCCTTGATAGGACTTTTCTCTAAATGCGGGTCTCCTTTAATTTCTTCGTAGATAGCATCTCTAGGGTCAATATTTATATAGTCTGTATCTCCTTTTTCGTTACGTTCTATTTTACCAAACATAACAGAAGTTATAGCACAATCTAATAAGTTATCTGCAAACTTTTGTTTTAAATTCAACGCAGGTATTTGCTCATTAAGGATTGATTGCATAATTAATTCTTCCTTATCCTTTGTAGACATATTCTCCCAAATAGGGTCATTCTCATCTTCAGGAATTGGAGCGCCTTCCATTATATCTACACCCGCTTTTTCTTTTAATTCTAGTATCTCTTTCTTAGCAATCATTGCTCCTGTCATAAATTCAAACTGAGACATCTTTTGGAATTTAGCATCTCTATTGTTTGTATAAACAGTTGCACTTAAAGGTCTTGTTAAGAACTCTCCAACCATTAGTTGAATTTTTGTAGTACAAGCTCTGTAAGATATAAATTGAGCACGATTTTCTTTACCATGCGTGTTGATTAAATATTTGTAACTTCCTGCTCTTTTAATACCATTAAATTGCTTATAATGGTTATCCATATCTTGCTTAGCTAAGTTGCTGTTTCTCAATATTCTTTGACCGTAGTCTAAGTGTAATTGACACCAAGCTTTATCTTTTTTATATTGTGGTATCGTTTGCGATGGAAATTGCATAGTTAATTATATTTTTATCAAAAATAGTAAATAATTGTGTATTATCTACCAAAACCTTTCCAATCTTGTTCAAGACTCACTCTTTTTTCTTTTTCTTCTTCATCTTCAAATGAATTTAACATAAAAGGGTCATCTTTTAAACTATAATTCAAATCCCTTGGAGAGATTACTGTGCTTATATCTTGCATTAAAGCTATACCATAAGCATCCGCTAAGTCATTATCACTTCCTACTGTAACTTCATCAAAATTACCTAATTGATTAATAAGTTCGGGGAACCATATATTTTGAACATAATCGTAAATAGCTGTTTGCATTAAGCCTACCATTAATGGTCTACTATAAGTATTTAAGGATACCCAATACTCATGTGATTGCTCCGAGTTAGTGCTTTCAAATTTAGTAGGACGTACAGCTAAATACTTTTGACAACCATGGTCTTTATACCAATTAATTATACCTGAGCTACTAGCCTTATCTCCTAATGTACTTCCAATTAAATTATAATAAACAGATAGTTTACAACACATATCAAAAAAGTATTCTTTTCTTTTAGGACGAGTACATATAACTGCTACAGGCCCTAATTGAAAATCAGGGTGTATAGTATTTCTTCTCATTAATACACACATAGCTCCTAAAGATTTAGATACACCTTTATCTTGGTCATAAGCATCTATTCCGCCAACATATAAAGATTGAAACTTTGGATTAGGATGGTAAGCATCCATTATTAATACACAATCTCTTTCGTCATCTGTATCTTTAGCAGGAACAGCTCTTACTCTAGGAGTATCTCCGCGTTCTCCCTTATCGTTTAATATCCACTCTAATCTATACTTAGAATATTTATTTTGAGTAGCATTAATAGCATCTTGTTGATTATTTATCTTTTCAATATCAAAATTATTACTGAACATCTTTTTAAATATCTCAGTCTCGTCTAATGGAAAGTTTTGTAATTCTTCTAAGTAATCTTTTAATGGACCTTTCTTTTTAATGGCCCTATATCTTAATATTGATTCTTTAGCAGTAGCCTCATCTTCTACTCCTATTAATTGGTATGGTTTTTTATCTCCGTTTAATAAAGATGGAATCTCTCCTACATCTTGGTCGTTATCCGTTGCTCCACCATAGTTAGGAAAGTAAAATCTAGTTGCAGGTATTAGGAATTTAATAAAATTAAAAGAATCGGGCTCATTCCACATCTCCATAAAGTCTTTTGAACCTTTATTAATGTTTCCGCCTGTGCCATAGAAGAACATAGTGCCTATCTGCTTATTACCTTTGGTTAAACAAGCCCTTGTGGCTGAATAAAACTCTTTAAGTCTCTCAAACTCACCACACTCCTCCGCGATTACATCGTTTAAATATAATCCTTTAAACATGTTAGGGTTAGAGTGCATTGTTCTTACTAATATCTTGCTATTAGTTCCCTTGTCTATGTATTGACCTTTCTCTTTTGCTTTATATCCTGCTATTACCTCATCATCATTGTTCAATAATGTTCCCATTCTAAACTCAGGAACTATTAAAGAGTCTGCTAAACTCCATTTCTTCATAAAGTCATCCGCATAATCCTTTAATCCTGCCGCTACACCTGCTTGGTAAGCAAAGTTAAATCTATATCCATAATCTACAACTGCCTTTTGAGTAAACTCGGATATACCCTTACGTCTACCTTTGGCTGCTATGATATTCTTACCATTAGCTTTAGCGTAATCTATTAAATAAGCTAACTCTAAATGTAAATCACACATATCGGGAGTTACAACACCTCCTACAGTAGAGAATGTACTAAAGTTTAAGAAGTAATAGTATCTGCCAGGGATGTGAATACCTCCTGTTTGTATTCCGTTGTGAATATAGTATAATTGTTCTTCCCAATACTTTAAGTAATCAGGAGTTCCTACCACTTTAGGATTTAGCAAACTATCTGCATAGCCGGGTATTCCGTATTTAACTATTGGATTAGGACAGAAGTTTTTTCCTTTGTAATAAGGAGTTTTTAAAATAGGTATATCTTTAATATCCATTATTTCTTAAATCTAATTGAGTTATAGTGCTTAATATTAGTCTGCCAAGATTCCATAAGGCTTAATTCCCTATCTCCCTTTAGCTCTGCTTCTAATATATTCTTTTCTATAATCTCTGTTTCTAAATCTCTAATATCTTTACGGAATCCGGATATGATTTCTCTTAAATTCTTTAATCTAGTAGAGCTATCCTCCATTAATATCTCTTGTTGAGATTGCTCTATCTTTTGTTGGTAAATAGAAATCAATTCCTCGTTTCTATTATACTGCAAAGACTTGTAAGCTTCTATAGCCGCCTGCATTCTTTTCTCCCTTTTATCTTCTTCTAGTAATTTAGGATTGTTATCTCCGAATACATGCCAAATAGCCTTAGATAGTCTTTGTCTTTCGGGATATTGTTTGTAAATAGAATTGTAATCAAAGGCTAGTATTATAAACAAGACTTCCTTCTCGTTTAACAGCCTCAACTCTGGACATAATCTAACTGCTTCAGGGTGAAGAACAGCATTATTCTTTTGGTCTAAGTGAAATAAATAACTCATAATATGTTTCTATAAAAAAATAGCGGACAACATCTCGTTTCCGCTACTAATTTATGTAATTTTTAGTTAATATTAAAATTCTTCTACATCTAAGTTAGAATATACCGCATTTGGAGTCATATCGCTTACTATCTTATCCTTAAAGTAATCTAATAGTAATTTAACATCATTCTTCATATACATAGCAGGTACAGCTTCGTTTTTATAGCTATTAAGTGTACCATCTTCATTCCAAAAAGGAGTTATTAAGTCAATAAATAACCTTTCGCACTTTCTTCCTGTTAATTCCTCAAATAAATGAGCGTAATAACTTAATTGGAAGCAAATCTTCGTGTATTTGTTATTAGGAAGGTGACTAAATGGAGCGTTTAAGAATGATTGACCGCTAATTTTAAACAAACTATCGTATCCTTTAGCAAAACACTTAAAGTCGGACAAATGGAATTTACTATCCTTTCTGTTAGATACTAAGCTTAGCTTATCCCAACTACCCGCAAGCCTTCTTTCTAAATCATAAGGTATTCCTTGCTCATAAGTTCTATTGTAACTCTTATACTTCTCTAATACAGCAATAACCAACTCTTTAATATCGGCATCTTCAGGTAAAAAAGTAGCAGTCTGAGCGTATAACTCCAATGCCTTGTCTATTCTAGTTCCGTTTTCCGTAGATTTATTCCACCCAGCTTGTATTTCTTCTTGAGATACTCCGCTATTCCTTGCCATTATCCTAGATATGCCATCAGAATCAAACTTAGGGACTAAATAACCATAAAGTCTACTAAAACCCATATACTCTAATCCTTCGTTATCAAAGTATTTATGAGCAATAGGGTCTAAGTAAACTTTATTTGGAAATAATGTATGAATAGTCATTAAATTCTTAATTTAATTGGTTCTGCAATCTCCTCCAACATCAATATTTCTTCAGTAACATCAATATTACTAATATCCATATCCTCGTTAGTTATAACGATACATCCTAGCTTCTCTAATACAGAAGTCATATAATCTCTCTTATCTTCATTAGACATCTCTTTAAACGCTTCCATATCTATGTTAGAATCTTTACCTTGTTGGATATAACGAACTGTAATCTCCTCGTTAGTAATCTTCTTTAATCCTTTTGTGTAAGCATGAACCTCAACAAGAATCTCTCCTAATAATTGATTTACTTCACTAAAGAACTCATATCCATCAGAGCTATCCACTTTAGGAGTAGAGAATTTAATAAACTTAGTATCAAATACACGACTCTCTACTTTTAATACAAAGTAATCATCATTCAACTCAAAAGATAATACGTTACAGCTAGATATTAAACTAGCCTTCTCACTTTTAGGTGTCGAATCTGTGATTAATCCCGCAATATTCATAGCATGGAATCTTAAATCCTTAATCTTATCTTCTAAATCTAAGTGTATAGGATGACGAACAGTATCCTTAAACCCATTAATAGCAATACGATTCTCTTTTACTGTCTCTACAGTACCTTCAATAATTAAACCTTTCAATCCTTCTGAGGATAAGGTTACTTTTCTAATTTGTTTTTCTTTCATTTTATTTTATTTTTGGTTTTTAAAATACTTACTATCTACTAAATACTTGTGAAGCTCCTTTAAATTCCGGCATATCTCCTTATCTAAATCATGAGCTTTAATATCCTTACTAGGCTTACCACTAATACCGCCTTTATCGTATAAGTACCAACCTAGCCACTCATTACCTTCCGCCGTTAATATCTCATCCCATAACATCTCTATTAAAGTGTTATGTTCATCAAAAGAATCTATAAGGTCTATCTTAAACTCACTATACATTCTATTTAATTTGCTACTGTGGCTAACCATTAACCCAATAGCCTTCTCAAAATCTTTATACTCCATATTTCTCTATTATTTTATTAATTATGTTAAAAAAGTGTACTATTCAATCTTTTGTTTATTACATCACAATACTCATTACTCAATTCACTACCAATGTAATTCATTCCTAATTTCTTTGCCACTAATGCAGTAGTTCCACTTCCCATAAATGGGTCGTAAACTAAACCTCCTTCAATAGAAAAAGAATTTATTAATTCAAATGGTAATTGTTCTGGGAAAATTGCTCCATGAATATCGGACACTTTTTTACCTCTACCAATCCTCAATATATTATTCATTTCCCCTCTTTTAAATTTAGCATTTTGTATTACCCTTCCACATTTTTCATCATCCTCTAATATTAAAACCATTTCATAACAGCTATTTAATACTTGTGGGTGCATAGCTGGCTGACCATTTCCTTTATCCCAAATAATAATATCTTTTATGTTTTTATTAAAATCTCCGATAATTTTAAAAAAAGCTTCTTTACTGCCGGTTACTATTTGAAAGTTATAACAAACAATCTTTGAAACTCTTAATAATTCTTCTAAAACTTTACTGTGAAATTCGTAAAATTCATTTATTGGTAGCGCATCATCAAAATGCTTGTATTTCTTACTAAAATGTTCGCTTTTTTCTCTTGTAGTATATTCTCCATTTCTTATTCTTGTTCTCATATTGTAAGGCGGAGATGTAACAACTAAATCTACAAACTTATCTTTCATTTTAGACATTGTAACTAAACAATCTTCATTATATATCTTATTTATTTCCATATCTCTCTATTATTATTTGTTCGTTACAATCATACAATCTCTTATCTATCTCGCTATTAAACACTATTACATGAACAGCAACCTTTTGGTCCCATCTCCTATAAGTAATAGGCTTATCCTCAAATAAGTAATTATCCCTATCCCATTCCTGTCCAAAGATACTAACACTTATTGAATAAGGCAAACGATTTCCATCATCATCATAAGCCAATACACATATAGCGTCTAATTCGGCGGTAATCAAAGGGTCTGTATCTGTATCAGAATACAAATCACCTCCCTCCATCATAAATACACTAGTAAATACCCTATAATTATCTTCCTTTACCATATTACAAGTTTGTCATATTTTTATCGTTATTATAATCCATTACCATCTTGTCAATCTTACACCCCCTCAATAAATACTCTATATAGCCATCCTTGCCTATCAAAGCCTTATGACCACACAAATCAATCTCATATAGACAATCTATCAATGCCTTATCTAATAACTCTCTGCTTTCTTCTTCCGTCATTTTCATATCCGTTTTTACCATTTATACGCACAAAGTTACAGTAAGGTTACAATAATATCGAACTTTTATGTAAATATATTTATCGTATATAATCGTATCCAATCGTATATCATATTGAACTTTTATTACTTAAAAAAAATTTTATAAAAAATATTTTGACGTGGGTATTAATGTAATTTAAGTTGCTTAAAAAAAAAATTATAAAAAATATTTTGACGTGGGACTATATAGCCTAAATTCCAAATTCCGTTTGCGTCTGCCTGTGGAGGGGGGTTGTTTAAATCTCGTCTGTAAATGCTTTTTGTCTTTGTGTTTTTTGTTTTTTGTTTTGTGGTTTTGGTTCTGTCTAATTGGTTATTTTTTGGCTGACTGTAATTTGAGTATATAAAATTTATGTATGTGTTTTTATGTATGTAAAAAATATTGTGTGTGACTGCCTTATATGTTCATAGGCTTATTTAGATTAATTCTAATTAACTATTGACATCATCCGCGACAATACTCAGCGCATTATTTAGATTGATTCTAATTAGCTATATAGACGTCCTTATTTAGACTTATTCCATATATCATTATTACTATACTTTGGCACGGTTTTAATTTATTTAGACTTATTCTATATTACAAGTTTGTCATATTTTGGCACGATTTTATTTAATTACATGTTTGTCAATATTAAAACATACATAATTTAAGCTAAAATTTCATTTCTCAAAAACACCAAAAAACAAACGAAAAAAACATACATATATTTACCGCTTATCTAGTCAATTTACCGTTAACAAATTTGTTTTGCCGTTCGTACCAATATTACAATATACGCGGATAAAGTAACTATCTTTACAATAGATAAGAAACAATAACAAACCCCTAAAACTTAAAAACATGATAACTACAAAACAAAACAAATTCAGCTACAATTTAGTAATACAACAAAATTATGGTTTTGGCTGGGAGGACAACAGCGAATATATTTGTAACAGTTTAGGAACTCCTAAAGAATTTATAAGAGATGAAAACGGAGTTTATAAAGGTAGTTTATATCGCCACGACTTAAAAGAATATAATCTTACAGGATACGCGACAAGGACAATATTAAGAAAAGAACTAAATAAAACCATCTAAAAGGGCGAAACTACCTATTCATTGAGTGGTTTTGATATAAACCCCCTATAAAACGCCATTAATTCACTACCTCATTGAGTAAACGAATAAAGAAACCACACACACAACCCACACACACAACACACACAAAACAACGTAAAAGGTTAGTATTGAGATAGTTAGAGAGTAAAAAATATAACATCCCTAACAACACTTAAAATAATACACACGCTAAACAGGTACATAATAGATTAATACAATAGTATAAACGATATATAATACATAATAATATGAATAAGACAATAACAATACTTCAGACCATCGCGCGAAACCTAAAATACTTTTTTAGCTCCCAACGAAAGAAACAAGCGAAGATTGACAAACTATTTAAAACTAGAAAAAGATAATAAAATAAACGTAAATAAATGTAACTTTTTTAAATTAATAACGTATAACTATACAAACCCCTAAAAACCCCAAAAACATGAAAAAAGCAATCTTGATTTTATCAACTAGTTTTTTATTAACTAATTGCACAATGCAAAAATTTAACGTAGATGCATGTCCTAAATGGACAAACAGCGTTAAAAACCCTGATAACGATGAATTTATAAACGAGGTAGCATTTAACCTAAACAAACAACCTCAGCAAGTAACACAACAAGAATTTAACAACAGATATGTAAACAACTAACAAAACCCCCAAACAATTATAAACCCCTTAAAACTTAAAGACATGGAAAATTTAACAATTGCACAAGCAAGAGAGATAATAAACTTTATAAGTGATAACGACACTACAAAGGAAGTATTAAAAGATAACGCGCAAGACTTCGCGGCGTTCCTAAAAATCAAAAAAAGTATAGAGTATAACTATTGCACTTTTGAACATATTGCAGACAGTAGAACTATAGAGGATAAAAACTATTTTTATTTTGAGGAAGAATATAGTACAAGCATGGAGGGAAACATTTGCTATAATGATGATATGTATTTTTGCGAATATTACGAGGAATATACAGAAGAACAAACAAGCCTATGTTATATAGGACGTAGAGAGCACCGATACAGTGATAAAGCAATTAACAAGTTAGGTTTAGACGAGTGTAACGGCTATTTTTACGATGATGACGCAAGAAGTTACCACGACCTAGCCTATTGTGAAGATGACAACGAACTACACCACCTAGACGATTTATACTACCATGATAGTGACGGTTGTTATCATTTAAGCCCTGAGGAGGAAGATGACAGCGAAGATTATATAAGCGGATACCATGACGGCAGTTACAAGAAAAAAACATTTACAGATAAACCGCGCTTTTTTATAGGCTTCGAGATTGAGAAAGAGGACCAAGAAGTAAAAGAAAGTTTATATATAAGCGATTTTAAAGACAGCGCGCCTTTATGGAGAAAAGAGAGAGACGGCAGCCTTGACGATACAAGCGGCTTTGAACTAATCTCACCAACATACGAGCTAGATGTAAAAAAGATTAAGAAAGACATAAAAGCAAATAGTATGTTATTAGCTCATATTAACGCAAACAAATCTAAATCATGCGGCGGACACATAAACATAAGCGAGGTAGGCAAAACAGGCGCGGAACTATTTAATAACCTTAAAGGATATACACCATTGTTTCATGCGCTATACTATGGACGTATTGATAAAAACTACAGTAAAGGCAAGAGTAACGAGAAATTGTTAAGCGATAACGAAAAATACCAAAGTATTAAAATACATGACAACCGCGTCGAATATAGAATAATTAGCGCCGTGCCTGATTTTGATACTTTAATATGGCGCGCTCAGTTAATGGATTTTATATTAAACAACCAAACAGAATGTATAAAAGAGGCTTTTTTTAAACTAAATACTACTTTACTTCCATTGATTAAAAAAGTATACAACACACCCGAAAAACTAAACGCTTTAATTGATAGAGTAATAAAATACACTTTACAATTCGAGAATGTAACACTAACAAAAGAAGTAAACCAAGCAGCGTAAAACAAAACTAAACTAATTAATTAACCCCTAAAAAATAATATCATGTGCATAGCAATTTTAAACACCAAAGGACAAATAAAAGATAAACATATCAAAAACTCATGGGATAATAACGACCAAGGAGCAGGCATGTTATGGAACGAGCGCGGACAAATGCAGACTTTTAAAACGTATGATTATAAAGAGTTTTTGAGCAAGTACAAAGAACTAAGAAAAAACCCAATAATTAATAAAATTGTACTACACTTTAGAATCGCGACAAGCGGACACGACAAGTATGTTAATTTGCACCCCTTTAAAGTTAACGATAATTTAGGCTTCGTGCACAACGGAATCATAAGCGGTTTAGGAGACCAAAAGCACAGCGACACGTTTTATTTTAACGAGATGTTAAAAAAATTGCCTGATAATTTTTTAAGTAACGACACAACACGCGAGTTAATTAGTAATTATATAGGATACTCAAAACTAATCTTTTTACACTCAGACGACAGCGATACAATAATAAACGAACATTTAGGACACTGGAACGGCTTAAATTGGTATAGTAACGACAGTTACAAACAAAGCAATAGTTTTGTATACTTTGGTAACGAGAAGGTAAGTAAAGGAACAAAAGCAGTTAAAACCACATACAGCAGTTTAAAGGATGATTATTTTTTCTTTGAGAATGTAACAAGCGAGAATTTACAAAAAATAGCTGTTTTAATAGGGACGGACATAGATAGTTATTATTTTATGGAGGATTTAAACACACTTTCTTACGAGTTTGATACATACGACCTAAAAAAAATTATAGAGCAGTTACAAGAGTATAACAGCGAATATAACAACAACCACTTGACTAATTACTAACATTTTAGCACATTGGAACAATAACGCAAAATAATTAAATTATAAAAACCCCTAAATTTAGAAACCATGAAAAATAAAAACATTTGTAACTCATTAAACAACATGATGCAAAACGAGACAGAAACCAAAAGACAGGCAGTAACCTTGATACTAGATTATTTTGACGTTTGTAAGATTGATTATGATAAATTTGAGACCTCCGCGCTCCTTTGGGAATTTAGTTTATACAAGATTAATTTAATCATTGATAGAATATTAAAAAGAACGGAAAGAGACTTCAAAATAATATTTAAAAACCTATAGTCATGAAAAGATATAAAATTAAATTAAGACACTCAGCAGGTATTGAAATAATAACAGTAAGCGCGGAGACAGAGCACGCCGCAAAGGAAAAGTTAAAGTTAATACCAACGGCGGAAGTAATCGCAATAAAAGAAGTAAAAGAAACAATTTAACATTTTAAAACATAGGAACTATGACGACAATTGATTTTTTAGAAAAATACTATCCAAACTATTATAATTGCAATCTTATAGCAAGACTTAACGACCTATATTGTATAATTGATAATGAAGTAATGGAAGGCAGCAACGCGGAAGAAATACTAAACTCTGAATTTAACGGAAGTATTAACGACAACAGAGTAAGGATAAACCAATATATATCAATTATAGAGGCGACATTGTGTAAAGCGGCTATAGATAACATTAAATAACTTTTAAAACCTTAAAGACATGAATTTATACAGCAAATCCGACATCGCAAACATAGAGGCATATAAAGAACTATTAAACATGCTAAACAACGATATAGAGCAAGCAAAGACAGGATTAAACACGCCGCAAGAGAAAGCGCATTTAGTTTTTAATTTATCTAAGCAGCGCAGCGACTTGATAGCAATGGCCAAAAAAAACTATCCTTTAATTAATTGGGTACAAGAAACTATTAAACTAAATAAAGACGTTAGAAAGATTAAGCAAGGCATTGTATTTAAACTTAATCTTAATTAACATTTTAGCACTAAGGAACGATAAGGCAAATTAATTAACCCCATAAACCCCTATATTATGATAAAGGCATTTGATTTTAACAGCGTCCTATACTACATGCGTAAAGACGGCGACAACCTTACAATAGCATTAAAGACTAAAGGTAAGGTTCAGGAGCGTAAATATAAAGACGTCCCCATTGAAATAATAGGCAAACTATTCTATCTTAATACGGCGGCGGCCTGCTTGAAGTATTACGCCGACCACATTAAAGGTAAATTTACCGTCCTATCCGTGACAACTTTGTAATATTTTAATAGACTTTTTTAACCTTTCAAATTTGTAATAATATGTTAAATATATTAGCAGGCAAGATATTGCCATTAATCAACTCAGACGGAACACACAAAGTTTTTATAGCAGCCATTAAAGAAAGTCAGGTCAACCCATGTACAAGGTTTAAAGAAACCACACCAAAGGTTATATTTGTTTTTAAAGGCATTGACGCGAGAGGAACGATAAACCTAGACTTAAACTTAATAGATTATAAGACGGCAGACCAATACACACAAAGCGATATAGCTTTAAAACGCTTTAAATTTGATTTTGACGGCACTAATTATGAAGTTGATGATAATGACTATAGAATAGTTTGCGATGCTAAGACACAAGATTTAAGCGATATTATAAGCTATATATCTAACCAATGCGGATTTAAGGAAGGTGAGGATATATATTTGCACCAGCTTTTAGGTAAACAACTAACAATTAGAGTAATAGATAAAAAAATAACCCATACACTAGCTTATGAAAACGTACATTGAAATTGAAATAGATAACGAAAGTTACACGGCAGAGGTAGAATATTCTTTCTTTACCTATGAAGAAACCGACAATGGCGAGGAATCCTGCATAATAGAAAGTATTATTTTTAGTAATAACATAGCTACTCAATACGGCCACTCAATACAGATAGGCGAGGAAGTTAGCGACTTAATACAAAAATACTACCCTGAACAATACGAGGATGCTCAATACAGATGCTTAGTAGATTTTAAACATAGGCAGGCTCAAGAATGGACGTTCACACAAGAGGAACAATAACGCAAAAATTAACAATTTAAAATTTAGAAACCATGGAAATAAAATTTTGGGAATCATCCACAGTTAAGTCAACTCAATATGATATTGATAGTCAGGCACTTACAATAGAGTTTAAAAATGGTAACGCTTACGAATATTATAAGTTTACATACGAGGATTGGAGAGAGTTATTAAACGCAGATAGCATAGGCAAGCACCTTAACGCTCATGTTAAAGGCAAGTTCGATTACAAACAAATTAAACCATAAACAATTTAAAAACTAGGAACCATGACGAAAGAAGAATTTTTTGAAACAACCCCACTACCTTACTACTCAAAAACTAATGTATCTTATTTTAAGATAGTGTCTGAGGACGAGATGATTTATATATCTGAAGCGGTAGAGCTAGGTATAATGATTAGCGCTTACTTTTTTTTAGCAGCTACGGCGGATGATGCAGTTAAAATATCAGCCAACGAGTTCGAGGTGAAGTATATGAATATTTTAGAGAGGCTTAAAGCTAAGATATAGCTATTCTTGATAACGAAAAGTTATTTGGTCCACATCATTAAGGTTATTAAAGGCAGGATTAAGATAAAAACTTTTTCCTGCTTTTTTTATGCAATCTTTTTTTACTAACCTAGATACAGCTACGCTCAAAGTATTATCTCGCATACCTAAATCATTTAATATCCTAGTTCTCAGATGCTTATCTAAATCAAATGGAGCAAACAAGCCATAGGATACAAAGGAATGTAAAACGTCTATCTCGGACAGGGATGTTATACCGAACCTCCAAGCGAGTATTTTAATAAACTCTTTTTCTTTACTACCCTTGATTACTATTGTTTTTTGCTTCATGTTTTTTATTTTTTAATGTATCCTTAACTCTTGTTCTGTCTAGCTCTATATCGTATCTATCCTTTATATCCTGGCACATACTTTTTAGCGACTCGGATGGATGAGGCGAATTGTAAGCTTTTGAATAATCCGCTAATATCTTTTTAATACTAAACAACCTATGATTAGAGCTAAAAACTAACGTAGGACATACCATATATTCTCCTTTTGCCTTCATTGGAACTAATAAACCTTTCTCTACCAACCCTATAAATGTAGTCCTTAGACTAGGCATACTAGTATTATAGCTTATTTTAGTGTCTGCTGCATATAGTTCTTTTGCCCGGCTGCTCGCCTTATCGAATTGTTTAAGTAAGGTTATATCGTATTTAACCACATTGATGGCATCAGATATAAATACTATGAAGTTTAATAAGGTTAACTCTGTTGGAGGAAGTATGAAATGTAGGTTAATATAGTGCCTTGTTACACTTTTATTCATAGAGTGGATAGAAAGGTCAGGACAACAATGAAGTTGTTTTATATCTGCTCCTATTACTTTCTCACTATTACCTTGTTTGTTTATTCCCATTAGTTTTTTATTTGTAGCCACAGTAGGACTTGAACCTACATCTTCCTAATCCAAATTAGGGCTCTACCATTGAGCTATATGACTATTTAATTAATTATACATGTTTGGATTTTTATGATACTTTCTACCATTAGTAAAGAACCATCCAAACTTTTTATTAAACCACCTTACTAGTTTTTTCATAATTTAAAATCTTTTATTATTATACAAATGTATGTTTATTTTTTGATAGTATATTGATGGCTATTGATTGGTATTGTAGGGCTAAAAACGTAGGTTAAACATAGTAAAAAGCCTTGTTTTTAATTATTGATTAGCTAATTTAAAGGCTTAACTTATTAATCCGCATCCTCCTCTATAGTAGACTTAATAGATGTTGGTATTATATCTGTTATAATGAATGTGTGGCATATACCATATAAATAGCTTCTTATTTGATGTAAAGGAGTGTCTTTATGGAATATCTCTATATGAGATTGGTCAAATGCTCTATAAATAACTTTAAAGCATTCGTTCTTAGACTTGGGCTTTATTATTCGCTTTGTTTTTTTCATATTTAATTTGTTTAATTACATGTTTTGGTCAAGTAGTTTTAATACGCTAAGCCAATTCTCTTTAGTCTTAAAATAGACCTCCATTGTTGTAGCTCCACCTTTTTCATTCATCAAGTATATATCAAGCCCATACAAAGATGTATCGTCCTTGTAAGCATAATATCCCTTGAAGTCTATTTGATTAAAGCAAAAAGCTACATAGCCATCTATATATACTTTAATCCTTCCATTAAAGATTTTAAAATCATAAGTTTGTTTTTTCATTTGTCTTGATTATAAGTTTCGTTATAGTAATTTTCTGCTGATTTAATATTTAGTAGGTTACGCTCATTCTTCATGCTTGATATATAAGCGTCTGTAATCTGCTCCATTTCCATTTTAAGCAATTTTTTTTCCATTTTTGTAGTTATAGTCATTCTACTTTTAAGCCACTCTAAATGCTGCTGCATTACTGTTTTCATTACCATTTACCACTATTGGTTATACAATACTTAGTTCCTGGGTGAGCATTCATCCAATCTCCTGAACTAAGAGTAAAGGTTTTATTACTACCTGTACATTCGTTTTGAATAACTACAGAGTAGTCTTGTACGTTATCTGATTGTACTATACCACAATTACATGGGCCTTCTTTTTCTTTCTTCTTGCAGGAGCTAATTAAAGCTACAACCGCGATTGTTAAAATTACTTTCTTCATGTTTTATATCTCTTTAGATAATTTGTTTAATAATTCGCTTGATTTTTCGTATAAACTTTCAAAATATATTTTTTCATGCAATAGATTATCTTTTTTTATTCCTTTATATCTCTGAGATAAAAAATCTATAAAATTATCAACATAATCATTTTTATATTCATCTAAGCATTTATAAGCATCAATTGTTCTTATTGCTGGATTTCCGTTAATTACATTTTGTTTTATTTCAAACTTAGTAATGTATTCTTCTTTTTTTATATCTTTCATATTTTTATTTATTTATCTATTAATTCTAAATTACTTTCTTCAATCAACTCCATTATATCTAACTTGCCAAGCTTAGTACATTCTTCAATCAACTCTATTAACTTTCTAATCCCATCGCTAGTAAACGCAAACCTATCTAATCTATAACTCGTGTATATCTCTGATTTAGTTTGTACTTCGTTTAAAGTTACTCCTTGTATTCCTTGATTAACATGGTAATAAACATAGTTTATAGTGTATTCCGTTCCTTTATTAATCCAATTCTGAGGCAATATATCTTCAGGTCTTTCACTATCATTTATACATAAACAAGGTACGTCCATATTATTTATTTTTATACGTTTATTTTTTAATAAGGTTACGTTTACCGAAGAAACTTTTATCAAATATTTCTTTATTTCTTAAATTAATTTCTTTGGGATGCAATTTAGGTTTTTTCTTTTTAATATCCCTTATCTCACTTGCGCAGTATTTAGTTAATAGGTCTTTACTCATTTTTTACACATTTTACAGGTTAATTTATGATACTTATCTTGTACCCATAGTACTAATAAAAGAACTAGAACTATGGGTAGACCAAGTGTTATCCAAAAACCTATCCAGTCATAGTACATTATCTTTCCCATATTATTATTTATTTAGCGTTCTCATTCTTGAATTAATATAATCTTCAGTTTCATCTCTTTCTAATCCAGCCTCCATCATTTGAGCATTACCTTGACCATGTATGTAAGCTCTACGAATTTCTGATTCTAAAAGTTCCATCACATCTGCTTGACATTGAGTGTAGCCATCCACATATCCCTCATATAAATCTCGTTTATTAAATGATACCTCCGAGTAATCATCAGCTAATTGTTTTACTTCTTCTTGTGTTTTCATATTGTTTATTTTATATCCTTTAACGTATATTTTTAATAAAGGTTACAAGTTTGTCATATTTTTTTAAAAATATATTTTATTACAGAATTTGT